CCCCGGTGACACTATACGTGACCTGCAGGATTGGGTGATGCTGTGTCTAGTTTGTTAGAGGGCAGGCGTTGTGTTTGCTCATGGTGGGAGGGTTTTGGTCTGTATTTTACTCGTCACTGCCGGTGGGCTGGTCGTCAGAAGTCGGCGGCATCGTCTGATGTGTATAAGGGGCAGCCGTCAACCGGTGCCGGTCGATGCCGACGCCGGATGAGGCCCGCCGCGGGCTGAGCGCCATTTCCCGAGAAGCGGTCAGGATCTCGGTTGACCTGATCACCCTCCCAACCGACGATCTGCTCGTCGCCGTCCCAGAGGTCGTCGCCTACTACTCCGACGGCTCCGCAGCCCTGGCCGCCGACCACTACGACGATCTACGTGAGATCGCCAACCCGCCCCGCCGCTACGTCGCCGAACCGGTCGTCAACTTCCGCGAGGAGAAGCTGCGCCGCGGCCTGATCTGGGCGCAAGAGCCGCTGTTCATCGCCGAGCCGGCGCTCGAGCTCGCCACCGAACGGATGGCCGAAGTCGTCACCCTCGAAACGGCCCGTCCGTTCCGCGACACGATCCTGACGAATCAGCAGCGTGACCCGTCGGCGGTCGGCTGGCGCCGGCACACGTCCGGTGACGCTTGCCGCCTGTGCAGGATGCTCGCCGATCGAGGCGCGGTCTACAAGCAGTCGACGGCCAGGTTCGCAGCACACGGACATTGCCTGTGCTCGTGTTCGCCGGTCTTCGACGGCGAGGACGGTGAGGAAGCGTCGGTCATGCAGTACGTGGCGTCGTCAAGGACGCGGCGGTCACCAGCGCAACAGCAGAAGCTCCGCGAATATCTACGGTCCAACTACGGCGGCTGACGAGGGGGCATCGAAGTGATCGACTCGCCCTGCCTCCACTGGGGCGGAACCATCGACCCCAAAGGCTACGGCCGGCGCAAGGTGGGTGGCGTCCCGAAGCTGGCCCACCGCTTGGCCTACGAGGCGGCTGTTGGCCCGGTCCCAAGCGGCATGGTCGTCGATCACCTCTGCCACAACGCCGATACGTCATGCGATGGCGGCGCCTCTTGCCTTCATCGCCGCTGCGTCAACCCCGACCACCTCGAAGCTGTCACGGTCGCCGAGAACAACCGGCGCGGTCGGGTGAACGCCTGCAAGTCGCATTGCAAGCACGGCCACCCGTTCGACGAATCCAACACCTACATAACCGGCCGCGGCTCTCGCGAGTGCCGGTCATGCAACGCCACGCGGGCACACGCCCGTTACTGGGCCGCTGCCTAGCAGCCGCTCAGTTTCTCCGGGGAACCGCAACGGTCACCCCCAGACCCGAAACGGGAGAAGCCATGCCAGGAACTGACGCGCCCGCAACGGACACGCCGACCACCGAGCCGCCTACGGCAACCGAACCGAAGCCCACCGAGACGGTGGAGTTCTGGAAGGCGCAGGCCCGCGAGAACGAGAAGCGCGCCAAGGCCAACGCCGACGCCGCCAGCCGACTCGCAGCCCTCGAGGAGTCGCAGAAGACCGAAGCGCAGAAGCTCGCCGACGCCAAGGCCGCCGCCGAGAAGGACGCGGCCGACGCACGGGTAGAGGCGTTGCGGTGGCGGGTTGCCGCCAAGCACGGGATCTCTGACGAGGACGCCGAGCTGTTCCTGACCGGCACTGACGAGGTGACGTTGACGAAGCAGGCCGAACGCCTGTCAGCCCGCGTCGCCGACACGAAGAAGAACGGCAACCGCGCCCCCAGCGAGGGCCGGACGCCTCCCACCCCCGGCGCCGATCCGGTTCGCGAGTACGCCCGCAACCTGTTCAGCACCGCCCTCGACTCCTAAGGAGACATCATGGCGACTCTCGCCACTTCCAGCCTGGCAATCCCCAACCAACTGCTCGATCCGTGGCTGCGAACGGTCAGCAACGGATCGGCTGTCGCCGCCCTGTCGGCGCAGACGCCGATGAAGTTCGGCGGCACCGGCCAGTCGATGACGTTCAGCATCGGCGAGGCCGAGTACGTCGGTGAAGGCGCCCAGAAGGGCGCGTCGACCGTCACCCCGACCACGATCACGGTGACGCCGAAGAAGTTCCACAAGACCCTCCGGTTCAACGAGGAAGTCCTGTGGTACGACGAGGACCAGCAGGTCGGCCTCTTGTCCGACATTCTCGACGAGATCGCGCCGGCCCTGGCCCGCGCCCTCGACTTCGGTGTGTTCCACGAGATCAACCCGACCGGTGGTGCCGTGGTCGCTGCGATGAACGGCGGTCTCACCGACACCACGAACCTCGTCGAGTACGCCGCGGCCGACAAGCCCTACGTGTCGCTCGACGCCGCCGACGCTCTCGTCCTGGCCGACGGGTTCACTCCTCGGGACATCGCCGCCTCCCCGGCGTATGCCGCGAAGTTCTCGGCGCTGCGCGGGACCAACAGCGAGCAGAAGCTGTACCCCAACTTCACGCTTGCCACGTCCCCCGTGTCCGAGCTCGACGGTCACCGCGCCTCCGTGTCGAACACGGTCAGCGCGACCGGCGTCATCGCGGTCGACACGAAGGTGCTGGCGTTCGTCGGTGACTTCTCGGCGATCCGATGGGGCGTCCAGAAGCAGATCAACCAGGAGATCATCCGTTACGGCGACCCCGACGGCGGCGGCGACCTCAAGCGGCAGAACCAGGTCGCGATCCGCTCCGAGGTCGTCTACGGCTGGGGGATCGCCAACCTGAACGCCTTCGCCAAGATCCACGACCTCGTCTGATCCTGACGGGATCGGCACAGAAAGGAACCAGTGATGGCAGCGAAGCAGGAAGTGAAGACGGTCCGTCTCCGCAACATCAACTCGGGGGCGGTCGTGTCCGTCGCCGAGGAGAAGGTTGCCCGGATGGGCAGCGAGTGGACGACCGAGTCCACCCGCAAGTCGACGGCCAAGGCCGACGACAAGTAGCAGGGAGGTGCCGCGGTCATGACAGTGACCCCAGACATGATCTCGGTCGCGCTTGGCCGCGGCACCACTGTTACCGACGCCGAGGATGCCCAGTGGCAGATGTGGATCGACGATGCCGTCATGCTGATCGAGGCCCGCGCCGAGGCGTTGGAGATCACCGATCCACTCGACCAAGCGAAGCTCGACTACGTCGTGCGGGAAGCGGTCGTCGCTCACGTCCGCAAGCCGGACGAAGCCACCCAGGTCACGGTGTCGGTGAACGATGCGTCAACGTCGCGGACCTACCAGCGGTCCGGTGGCCGGATCGCGATCCGCGACGAATGGTGGACGTTGCTCGGGCTCACGTCGGCATCGTCCGGCGTCTTTGCTGTGGATACGGCGATGAACGTCGGGGTTCACGCTGGCATATGCGCCCTCAACTTCGGTGGGCTCTACTGCTCATGCGGGGCCGACCTGACGAACTACGCCTATCCGCTGTGGGAAGTTGACTACTGATGCTCGGCGACGCGATTGCGTGGGCGCTGCCCGATCTCCGGGCGAACGCCGAGTCGACGATGACCGCGACGGCGACCGTCACCCGTTCCGGCGGGCTGGTGTTCAACCCGGCCACCGGACTGTCCGAGGAGACGTTCACGACGATCGTGGCCGATTCCCCGGCTCGGCTGCGTCAGCCCACCGCGGTGGAAGCGACCGTTGCGTTCGGTGAGCAGGACGTGACACGGGTCCGGTTCATCGTCGACTTCCCGTGGACGGTGACCGACGTCGAGATCGACGACGTTGTCACGTTCACCGATTCGGACGACCCGGAGATGATCGGCGCGACGGTGAAGGTCGTCGGGTTGTCGATGCGGAACCATCAGGTGACCCGTTCCTACGGTTGTGAGCTGGTCGCATGAGCGTTCACGGCTCGATGGTGTTCGCCAAGTGGGTGCAGTCGACGTTGACCGGCGCGGGGATCACCGCCGGGCTCGGCGTGAAGCCCGGCGGCTGTCTCTTAAACACACCTGACGCTGCCGACGACTCCTTCCGTCTACACCTCGCTGGTCTCCGTCTCACTAAAACAAAACACGAACACTAACAAAACACAACACACAGCAATCCAACTACCAACCACAAGCCACTACTGACATGTATAAT